AGCAATTTGGAAGAAGCAATACTCTCTTGCCGAGTTCCTGAGTCCTGCCGAATTTAAGAGTTATGAAGACCTCAAGAAGCGTCTTGATTACACTCTGGGTTTGAAAGGAAATACTAAGTATCAAGATTCTGAAGATCTCGATGAAGACAACACTCGTGGTTCTGTCAAGGAACTGGATGATGATCTTCGCAGTGAACTGAACAACCTCAAACCCACCCGTCGTGTTGCTGTGGTTGAGGATGATGAGGACGATGATGCCCTTTCCTATTTCGCAAAACTTGCATCAGACGACTGATTCTGTGGTATAATGAGGGGAGTTTCAAGGGACTCCCCCTTTTTTTATATAATTACGGATTGTTTCAAAGAAATGAGTTCTCTTCTCTAAATATTGGTGGATTAAAAGGAGTCTGTATTTTTACTGGATTGCCAGTTCCAGAGATTGTAAAAGGAGCATTTGGACTTGAAAGAAATGAACAACAAGGACTCTTTGAACGTTCAAGACTCTGTATTCATCCACAAACTCAACAGAGCGAGTATAATATCACTTCTTGGTTCGTTTCAAAAGCGATTAGACAATTGCGAAAAGATGCTGAAGTCAAGGCAATCATTTCCTACGCTGATTGTGATTTTCACAGTGGTACAATTTATCGTTCTTGCAACTTTAAGTATTGCGGTCTTACAGATGCAAAAAAAGATTTCTATTATGCAGACGGCACCAAGCATTCACGAGGTAAAATAAAGGGTGCTGATAAGAGTTTCAAACTCTTATGGGATGCTGCTAAATCCAACAGGATTTGATAGTTTTGTATTTTCAGTTTTAATTAATTTTTGATTTATATACTGGGATGATTTATCATACGACATTTCTCTTCTAATATCAAGAAGAGCTTGTTGTAGATATCTTGGTTTTAAAACGTAAATAGACCTTTTTTCATCGTTTTTTCGAATTTCATATTCATAATTACCTATTCCCAAAACAGGGTTTAATGTTATTATTGGAGAATCTGGATCTGGAATAGTAAAATTCGAATCTACTATCTTACCAGATGGAAGAATTAATCTATTTTGAGAATCTCTAACTTCTGTTGTTTCATAGTGATGTATATCATTTAAGTCATCCCCATATATTTCTTCGGCATAATTATATAACTGCGAATCAGAAAGTGGCCACTGATCTCTTACTCTTATAATGTCTGCACATACCAATACAACCCAATCATATTGAGGGCTTCCGTAAAGTTCTTCTGCAACTGTTTCTGGTCTTGCACCATCTGCAATTTGATATTTGTCAAAAATAGTAAAAACATTTTGTAGATCATCACGAAGTTTAACTCTACGAAATATATTTTTTACTAGCAAATAGTCACTAGATGATTTGCTATCTGATAAAAATGATTGGTACTGTAAATTTGGAAGTTCTCTAAAGTAGCTCATTAGAATCCTGTTCCTTCTGCGCCTATTTCCGTATCGTAATCTTCAGCATATATTGGGCTAAGTTCTTGAAATGAAAGACCTAAAATTATATTAACTGGTGCTCCATCAGAATAGGTTGCATAAGTTCCAGAACCAGTATAATTAACTGAAATTCCGTTAAGAGCACAAATTTTAAATCTATTTAGATATGGATGGCGATTCACTCCACTCATATACTCTAATTTGAATACATCTGGTGCTTTTAAAAATAATCCATTACCAGTTCCCAGACCTTGTTTTTTAGCAGCACTATATTGTTTAAATTTTCTAATAATTTGCTTGATTACTTGTGCTTCTTTCTGTGAGCGAGGGACCATATCAAATGCAAATGAAAATGGTTGTCTTAAATTAACGCCAGAAAAAATCAATTCAATATTAGAGTTTGTAACTGCTCCCGCGTATCTTGAAAGTGTTTGGTCTAAAGTTGAATTTCCTCCTAATAATTTATTTGTAGCGAAATTTATAAATAAGGATTGAATAAGTTTTTGAGTAGATCCACTAGTTATTTCATTAAGTGCTTCTTCACCTTTTGCTTTTATTCTGTCAAAGTCAGATTGCACTAAACTTTGAGCTACCCCCCCAGCAGCTACTTGTATTGGATTAAGACTGTTGGGATTCCATGAAGTGGAGTTTGTATCTTTTACGTCATCAGGAATAGGAAGTATAAAATAATCTAATTCTTTTTTTATATCTCTAGGATCTCCTGCAGTTGGCGCATCAAAACGACCTGTAGGAGAACTAAATCCTGGTGCTTTATATTCAAGTGCAGTAATTCTCAAGTAATCATCAGAAGCTTCAAGTTTAGTAAGTGGATATCTAAAAGTCTCTGCCATTTTGGCTATTTTTTAAGTATTTAGACGGATATTCCCAAAAGGTAATCTTCTTAAATCGCTGAGTTCTTCTTGATAGACCTCATACATTCCTCCAGCAACCTCATCCCAGGTATATTGTCTTTCTTCCCCCCAGTGATAATTAAATGCTCTAAATCCCCATTTATAAACATTCGTAACAGCAACTAATGGATTTTGATCATATCTTACATTTGGAGTTTTGGCATTATAAACAAAAATATAATATGCTCCTACTCTTGGAGGATCTCTGGTTTCTTTTAGAACATTCATTAGTTCAATCATCATATCATCAGCATTTTCTGTTCCATTCAAGTTTTTTACAAGTCTTGCAACACGATTTATTTTTGATTTCTGTTGCTGTACTGGTTTCCTAGGCATTAGAATAAATTATCTTCTGTAATTACTTTAAATTCATACCCACGATCAGCACACCATTCTTTTGCTGCTTCCCATTTAGATTGATTTTTAGCATACTCATAGACTTCACTAATATATCTTTTAGTTTGTCTTTTTGGTTTTGGTGGAGGAACAGTCTGTTTTTTTGGTTTAATCTCAATCATATACTTTTTAATTGCCCCACTACTTTCTTTCACTTTGATTAGGAAGTCGGGAAAGTACCTATGAGGTTTTCCATCTAGAGGAGATTTATACCAAACAAACATTTCCTCATTAGACCATTCTAAAATATTTTCATTTGTATCGCAATATTTCATAAATTTACGTTCCCACAGAGATCGATAGATGATATTTGTTGGATCTCCTTTATATTTTTTTGGAAACGATGGTTTATATTTTCCTTTATATGACATCTAAATAAATGTAGCATAATACTCATATAAGGTATTTAGAGTGTCAACAATAAGACCCAGAAGAATATCTGATTTTAAACCACTATTTGGAAATCTAGCACAAACTTCCCATTATCAAGTAATTTTTGGAGGACTACCAATAGCCTTAACAAATTATTTGATACGCAGATCAGTAACTTTGCCATTTGTTGCTGAAAACGCAGGTCTGCTTTGTTATAATGCTTCTCTTCCGACAGCATCTTTTGCTACTAAAAATGTTGATGGAAACTTCACCGGAATTAGTGAAAAATTTGCTACTGCAAGATTGTATGATGAAATTGGACTAGATTTTTATGTTGATAGTAATTATCAGCAAATGAAGTTCTTAGAATCTTGGATGGAATTTATTGCAAGTGGTTCTCATAATCCACTTGGAAGTAGTTTGCCACCAGTAAATCAGGCAAATTCAAACTACTTTATGAGAATGCAGTATCCAGAAACTTATAAATGTAGTTTTACAAGAATTCTTAAATTTGATAGAGATTATAATCAAGAAATAGAATATAGATTTATAGGTCTTTGGCCATATGCTATGAGCGCACCTACAATTTCTTATCAATCATCTGATATTATGAAAGTCTCTGCAACATTTAAATTTGATCGTTACATTGCAGGAAGAGCACTAAGCCTTAACACATTTGTAGGTAACGATAATAATAAGCAATCAAATCAATCTGGTAGTGTACCAAGCCCTAGACTAGTTCCAGTCCGTGGCAATAGTGGTGTTGTTTTTTATGATGCTAATACAGACACCAGAACTACTGCAGAGGTTAATAGAAGATTTTTTGATTCTCAAGGACGCCCAGTTATCAACTAAATAAATTTACTGAAGTTCTTAGGTTATTATGCCTTTACCAACAATTGCAACACCAACCTATGAGTTGGAAATACCATCATCAAAAAAGAAAATTAAATACAGACCTTTTCTAGTTAAAGAAGAAAAAATTCTCATTATTGCAATGGAGAGTGAAGATCCAAAGCAAATTGCAGATGCATTAAAAACTGTAATTGGAAATTGTATTTTGACTCGTGGAATTAAAGTGGATCAATTATCAATTTTTGATATTGAATATCTCTTCTTAAATATTCGTGGTAAGTCAGTCGGTGAAGATGTTGATGTTCTTTTAACTTGTCCTGATGATGGAACAACACAAGTTCCTGCAACAATTAATCTAGACGAGATTAAAGTAGTTATAAAATCAGAGCATTCGAGAGATATTAAACTTGATGACAGTTTAACTTTACGAATGAAATATCCTTCAATGCAAGAATTTGTAAAGAATAATTTTTCAAACGAAGATAATAATGGAGTTCAAGATACATTCAATATGATTGCTTCTTGTATAGAACAAATCTATAATGAAGAAGAATCTTGGGCTGCAGCAGATTCCACAAAGAAAGAGTTGAATGATTTTCTAGAACAACTAACTTCTCAACAATTTAAAGAAATTGAAAAGTTCTTTGAGACAATGCCAAAACTATCTCATACTGTTAAATTAAAAAATCCAAATACTGGCGTAGAAAGTGAGGTTGTATTGGAGGGTCTAACATCTTTTTTCGCCTAGGAATGG